ATTACATCGGATACAATAAGGTCACTATGACCTTAAAGCGCCCGACTGGCCCTGGAAATCAGGCAAACCGCAACATCCGCGCAATGGTGAAAATCGAAACACCGAAACTCGAGAATGTTTCAAACTCGACTATCAGTGGTATCGCTCCTGCACCGACGGTATCATACCGCCCGGCTTGCATGATCGAATTCGTTTTACCAGAGCGCTGTTCTCTGCAGGACCGTAAGGACCTGCGGAAATATGCGGACTTCCTGTTAGCTTCCACACCGGTCACTGACCTTGTGGAGTTGTACTCGATCGCCTATTAATTTAGGCAATTCCCGTTTACACTGCATTGTGTAAGCATATTTTGTAATCACTTACATATACGAAGGATTAATTATGAGCACTCATGTTACCCCCTTGTTTTACACTAGCTTTAAAGGTGATGTTCTCAGCTTATACTACGCTGATTATAACGACCCTTCCTTTGATTCAAACCCCAATCGTTGGTGTTTGTTAGGCTCTGTTCGTGTGTCGGCAAAGATAAGAGAAATCTTTGATTTTGTCGACGTTACGAACATCCTAGATAATGCGGTCGACGAGTTCCCATCCTCTAAGAAGAGGATTGGGTTTTACGTCGCTTCACTTATCATCAAGGCGCTATTGTCCCGCTCCGTCAAGGAGCCTTCAGAAATGAGGGCTTTCTTATCGGATATCGGGGCTTTGTCCCATACTCACCGTGTCGACTATCTCCATGTTCTGCATTTGATTAGCAAGCAGCTCCACCATTCAAAATTTACCTTGAATGGCCGTAGCGTTACTTCTCAAAGGCCTAATGTGGAGGTTGTCAACCATGTTGGGTCATAAGGGAAGTGTAAAGAAACGACCTGCACGTTCTCATAAAGGACGGAAGGGAAATCAGGTTAACACAAGTGTCGACAGGCACTTAGCACTCAAGTACGCGGCTCGATTTTTCGAGTGCTGTGATACGCCACGAAGTTTGGCGCTAGCCCTTATGATAAAACATAAGGAGTATGCTCAACTCGTTTCTATGGGTTTCAACTGGGACGACTATACGTCGCCTTCAGTCGCATTCATAGATTATCAATGCACTAAGCTTCTTGCAAAATGCAGTGATATACGGACCGGAATAAACACCCGGCTAGTGGCTACACACAGTTTCCTAGACTCCGAGAAGGAATGTCGGAATACGAACGTCATCTTTAGAGCTCTGTGGAACGGGGATTTTCAATTTCCTCGTTCCGTTGCGTCTGTATTATACAGTGCGCAATTGAAAATCGCAGAGATCTTAGGTGATGTTCCAAAATTCGATACTCTGAACTTCGGACACGGGCCCGGCGCAACCTTCTCTGTACGAGAAGATACGTCTATATATAAGAAGCTAACATCAGCTCTAGAGTGCAACTTCGCTTTTACTCCCATCCTCCAGGAATTCTTAGAAGAATTCCCTGGTTGGGTCCCACCGGGACCCGTCGAAGTTAATATTGTCGACGGATCGGAGCTTACTTACGTTCCAAAAAACGCAAAAACTGATAGGCCTATCTGTATTGAACCCACTCTTAACATCCTTTTTCAAAAGGGGATCGGTGAATTTTTAAAACACCGATTGTTAGGAGCAGGTATAGACTTAAGGCACCAATCCGTTAATCAACGGTTGGCAGCTGTCCCGGATGTTCTCGCGACAGTTGATTTTCAATCAGCGTCTGACACAATTGCTTATAACGTTGTGCTAGACCTTCTTCCGATCGAGTGGGTAAAACTACTCGATTATGGTCGAAGCCCTAGGTTTCTCTGTGAAGGTCGTTGGTACGACTTTCATAAGTTTAGCTCTATGGGGAATGCGTATACGTTCGAGTTAGAGAGTTTAATTTTCTACTCTCTTGCCTGGGCCACGTGCAAACACGTGGGAGTCGAGCCGAAGGCTGGGATTAATATCTCAGTCTTTGGAGACGACGTCATCATCCCAGTCTCGGCGTACGATCTCTTTGCGGAGACCGCGCGGTGCGTTGGGTTCACAGTGAACCAAGAGAAGTCCTTTCACAAGGGTCTTTTCAGGGAAAGCTGCGGAAACGACGTATACGACGGGAACGTAGTCACACCATTTAAAATCACTACTTTACGGGAACACAAAGATGTCTACAAAACCGCGAACCAGTTACTTAAAAT